CGGAGCCTTCAGAATGCCAATCAAGCTTACGAGTGAGACTGTGACGCAAGCGTAGCTTGCTGATGGTTCTCCCGACCCCGGTCTAGTCTCTCCGCACATTTCACGGGGCGGTCCATCAAGGAGACGAAAAATGGCACTATCGTTGAAGGACCTGCATAAGGTCCGCGCCACCCTGCCTCCGCGCGTTTTGATCTATGGTCCGCCGGGAATTGGTAAAACCACTTTGGCTTCCGAATTTCCAGACCCGGTCTTTCTCCAAATTGAAGACGGCACTCCAAGCGATCTTGAATTGCAATCGTTCGGCAGGCTCACGGCATTTGATGATGTCATGGAGGCGGTCGCCGCGCTCTATACTGAAGAGCACAAGAATAAAACTGTAGTCTTAGATAGCTTGGACAAGCTGGAGCCGTTGGTTTGGGCAAAGGCTTGTCAGGACAATAATTGGGAAAGCATTGAAACTCCCGGCTATGGTCGCGGCTATATCGCGGTTGATACTTATTGGCGGGATTTGCTGGAAGGCATGAACGCGCTGCGCCGCGATAAGAACATGGCGGTTGTGCTGATTGCACATTCGTCTATCGAAACCGTAAACGACCCAATGACCGCCTCGTACAGCCGCTATGATATTCGGTTGCACAAACGCGCTATTGGCATCGTTCAAGATGAAATGGATTGCGTGCTTTTCATCAATCAAGATGTCTCGTTGCTTCAAAACGATCCAAAAGCCAAGGCTGGTCCCGGCGCAAGAGTACGCGCTGCCGGTGGCGGCAACCGGTTTGTCCATGCCACGCCACGTCCTGCTTATGTGGCTAAAAATCGGTTCGGAATGCCGGACAAAATTCAATACAACAAGGGCAAAGGTTTTGAAGCTTTAAAGCCGTTCTTTCCAGCACCGGCGGTCGCTGTGAATGGAAAAGTGAAAACCTCGAAAGCCGCCTGATCTTTCTAAAAATCCAACCCCCTCAAAAGGAACTAGAATTATGGCTGAACTACCTGAAGTCTTTTACCCGGAAGATATCCCGGAAGACGATCGCAACTTTGACCCGATTCCACCTGGTACCTATACCATGCAGGTCATCGAGTCCAAGATCGACGATACCAGAACCGGCACCGGGCAAATGCTGGTGCTGACGCTGGAAATTATCGACGGCGAATATACCAACCGCCGGATTTGGGACCGGTTGAACATCGTCAACCAGAACCCGGATGCACAACGCATTGCGCAACAAGCGTTGCGGGCGCTGTGCATGGAGCTGGAAATTTCCGAATTGAAGGATTCGGAAGAACTACACTTTAAGCCATTCGACGCCAAGGTCCGGATTGAACAGGATAAGTCCGGCCAATATGGCCCGCAGAACCGGGTCCGCTATGGCTCCGGACAGGCCAATCCGCCCGCAGAGAAAGCCGCTCCCGAGCCGAAAGGCAGGACGGCGGCCCCGCCTCCCAGAAACAGCGCCAGAGCCCCGCAGAAAGCCGCTCCTGCGGGCCGTTCGGCCAAGCCTTGGGCGGCGGGTAAAGCCGGAAAGGGCAGCCGGGACGCCCCGTTCTGAAGAAGTAGGGAGTCGTTGGGCAACCCGTAGAAGCCCGGCGGCTCTTTGCATCGATCTGGATACTCTAGTCAACCCTTCATTGGTGGGGCTTCGGTCGCAATGCCAGACGATACTCGGGCCAATGCACGTGCGGTCCATAACTGTAAGATTGAAAAATGAAAAACAGACAGGATTATGTTGCGGTTCTGGTGCGTGAAATAAAGCGGTTTGATACTGAAGCCGAAGCCAAAAGCTTCCGTAATCGATTTGGCAAGAAAGCCGAAGAAATTGTGATTATAAAAGTAAAGGAACCAATTCGTGGTCGCGCTTCCTGAACCAGTTATGCACACCGTGCTTGCTATTTGGCAAGCCTATGAAAGCAAAGCTTCTGGTAGCGGTGACAATACCGGGGTGCCGATGTCGGTAGCCGCCAGCGATTGTTCCCGCTCAATCTGGTATGCCTTGCGGTGGGCGGCACCGCCTGAAGTCATCGATGGTCAGAAACAACGGCGGTTTGCTACCGGCCATCGCGAGGAAGACCGCTTATTGGCTGATCTTGAAGCTGCTGGCATTGAAGTAATTAAAACCGATCCTGCTACCGGCGAGCAATTTCGAGCTGCGCTTGCGGATGGCTGGTTGCGTGGCAAATTGGACGGCAAGGTTATCGGTGTGCCGGAAGCGCCTAAAACCACCCATGTGGTTGAAATCAAAAGTCATAACGATAAGTCGTTCAAGGATCTTCAAAAGAAGAAATTAAAAGACGGCAAGCCGGAGCATTACGTACAATGCCAGCTCTATATGAAGGCGCTCAAGCTTACTCGCTGCCTGTATTTGGCGGTCAATAAAAACGACGATTCTCTTTATGCCGAGCGCATTTCATACGAGCCGAATTTCGCCGCACAGATTGAAGAAAAAATCAAAAAGGTAGTCAAAGCCAATAGCGCACCACCCAAGCTTTTCAATAATCCGGATGATCGTGCGGCGTTCGTTTGCCGGTGGTGTCGCGCCAGACCGCAATGTCACGACAACCAATTTGCAAGGTTCAATTGCAGAACCTGCATCGAGGCTGAATTCATGCCGAATGCCGAGGTGCGGTGCGCGTTGTGGAATAGAATACTCAGCTACGATGACCAGCAAAAGGGCTGCGCCAAGCACTTGTTTCTGCCAAGCCTGGTGCCGGGCGAGCAAATAGACTCCGACGAAAAGAAACGTACGGTAACTTATGAGCTGCGCAACGGGCAAAAGTGGGTGGATGGGAAGCTTGCTAAATAAAAAAATAAATAATAAGATTTGATTGCTGTTCGGCATCCAGCCGAATCTACCGCCCGCGTCTGGGCAAACAGGAGACTGAAAATGGCTAAAGGCAAGACCACGGAAATTATTGAGGTGTCGGAAATTCAGCAGGAGGAAGCGATCTTTCACATCCTTGGTGCCACACCAATGATCATGAATCGTTTTAGCTTCAAGGCCCGGCAGGAATTGCTGATCCCGAAAGGCAAACAGAGCCGCGCTACGCTGGAAAGCAAGATGAAGCACGATCCATTGGCGGAATTTCGCGGTGCCTTGTATTTGAACCGCGACAAGAACAGCTACACACGCTTCCACATTCCGAACTCTGCTTTCCACCGTGCCATTGCGGCGGCTGGCAGCGATATGCCGGGAGCGGCAAAGGCTCAATTGAATCGGCTGGCCAGCATCGTGGATTTATCCATCGATCTGTATGGCGTGCCCAATCTTTTCATGTCGATGGTTCGCAACAGCGACATGAACCGCACGCCGGACGTTCGCACCCGTCCGATCTTCCCGGAATGGGCTTGCACCGTGACGGTTCGCTATACGCTGCCGAACATCACCCGGCGTACCATTACCAACCTATTTACCGGTGCTGGTTCGATCATCGGCATTGGCGACTGGCGTCCGCAGAAAGGCGGCACCCATGGTCGGTTCTTGATTGTGTCCGATAAAGACCCGCGCTTTCTGAAGATCGTCAAGGAGCAGGGGCGCAAGGCGCAACAGGCTGCCTATGACCAGCCGGTCATGTTCGATGAAGATACCGAAGAATTGATGGCGTGGTTTGAACAGGAAGTGATGCGCCGCGAGCGCACTTCGGAATCATCCAAGCCGGTCAAGAACGGCAAGGCCAAGAAGTCCAACGTGGTGGAACTGAACGCTTAAAGGAGACTGAATGCAGATCAAGACCAAGAAAGCGGTGGTTGTCGCGGAGTTGGAGAAGCTCCGCGACAAATCTGGCAGGCTTACGGCCGAACAGGTCTATCAGGCTGCCAAAAACAAACGTCATCCCTTGCACAAGGAGTTTATATGGGATGACAAAAAAGCCGCCTACCTCCAGCGGATCGAACGTGCCAACGAATTGATCCGCTATGCAACCCAAATTGTGATCACGCGCAACATCAAGATTGATGTGCCTTGCTACGTGCGTGATCCAAGCAAGGCAGGCAATGAGGCTGGTATGATTTCTTTAACGTCTGCTGATCTTGATAAGCAGCAATCGGAAAAGATCATGCTGGCGGAATTGGATCGTTGTGAGTATGCGATCGTAAGGGCAAGGGGTGTAGTCGGTTTTCTGGATAAGTCACATCCCGGATTATCGATCAAGCTTGAGGAAATGTTGGCTGCAATCATTTACGCTAAGTCAATGTTGCAGGCGGCATAAACGGCAGGAATGGAAAGGATTGGTGAGGTAACTCATGTTCTGGTGAGGCGCGGCATGACGTGGACTGGCAGGAGCGGATGGAAAGGCACGCTTGGGTTCGGGGTGGTCAGGTCTAGATTGGTAAGGCATTCGCAGGAGTGGCGGGGAATGGCACGGCGCTGCACGGAGAGGTTTGGAGAGGCATCGCAGGAGCAGCAAGGAAAGGTCAGGACTGGCGCGGTGAGTCCATGCAAGGCGCGGCGTGGTGCGGTATGGCATCGCAGGTGAGGCCGGGGTTGTCGCGGTCTGGCGTGGAAGGGCAAGGCAGGAATGGCACGATTCGGTCAGGCGGGGACCGGCATGGCACGATGTGGCATCGCAGGTGAGGCGCGAAATAGGTCTGTCGCGGTTTGTCGGGAAAAGGTAAGGCATCGCAGGTGAGGTGAGGAGTAGTTGGGTTTGGAGAGGTCGAGTGCGGCTTTAGCAGGCGTGGACAGGTTCAGCGGGGCAATAAGTGTCCCGGCATGGTGTGGACAGGTACGGCAGGAGCGGAGCAGCATGGTAAGGCATGGTGGAGCACGGTTCGGTCTGAATAGGCATCGCAGGAACGGCTAGGCGAAGCGGGGCGGGGACTGGTTGGGTGCGTCATCGCAGGTGCGGTGGGAATTGGATCGGTGTGGTGCGGTCGCGTGTGGTGAGGCGTGGCGGCGCAGGCGAGGCGGCGTGGGGAGTGGTTGGGCGCGGCAAACCAAGCACCGGCACGGCAGGAAAGGTTCGTCAGGGACCGGCTTGGTCTGGCGCGGATGGGTATGGCAGGCAAACACATTTAGGTACAAACAAAATGAAACTACGACCCTATCAACGCCAAGCTCTGAACGCACTTTACAGCTTCTGGCGCAAGCAAGGCGGCAACCCGTTGATCGTGTTGCCGACCGGCTCCGGCAAGAGCTTGGTCATGGCCGCATTGTGCCAAGAGCTGTTGCGGGATTATCCTAATTTGCGCATCGGCATTGTCACTCATGTGCGCGAGCTCATTAAACAGAATTTCGATGAGCTTATGAGCCTTTGGCCATTGGCTCCGGCTGGAATCTTTTCGGCTGGCATTGGCCGCCGTGATACCCGCGATCAAATTCTGTTTTGCGGCATTCAAAGCGTTTGGAATAAAACCGATCTGGTTGGTCTGTTTGATATTATATTGATCGATGAGGTTCATCTGGTTTCTAAAAATTCCGCCACCATGTACGGAGCGTTCATTGCAGCGGTGCGAGCAGCGGTGCCCGATGTGCGCATTGTTGGCCTTACTGCTTCGCCGTGGCGATTGGATAGCGGGCGGCTGGATCGCGGCAAGGGTCGAATCTTCGACAAGGTGGTTTTCGATGCCAATGTGCGCAATCTGATCGACCAAGGTTATTTGTGCAATTTGATGTCCAAGGCTACTGCTACCGCATTGGACGTAAGCAATGTCGGCCAGCGCGGCGGCGAATTTATTGCGGGCGAATTGGAAATTGCAGTCGATCAGGATTGGATTACCCAAGCGGCGGTGCGGGAAATTATTCAATATAGCCGTGGCCGCAAGTCTTGGCTGGTTTTCTGCTCGGGCGTAGCACATGCCGCCCATGTGCGCGATGAAATGGTAGCGTCCGGCATTAAGTGTGAGACGGTCACCGGCGATACTCCAAAAGAATTACGCGATGCCCATATCCGCAATTTCAAGCTTGGCAAGCTGCAATGCCTTACCAGCGTTGGCGTGCTTGGCACCGGTTTTAATCATCCGGGCGTTGATCTCATTGCCTTGCTGCGTCCTACCCAAAGTGCCGGGCTGTTCTTGCAGCAAGTAGGACGTGGGCTGCGCAATGCACCAAACAAGAAGAACTGCTTAATTTTGGATTTTGCCGGAAATACTTCAAGGCATGGTCCAATCGACATGATCACCATTAGCCATTCATCCGAGCGACGTGGCGATGGCGAAGCGTTGGTGAAAGCCTGCCCGCAATGCCGGTCTATATTGCCGCTGGCCTGCAAGACCTGTCCGGATTGCGGGTATGTCTTTTCCGATGACAGCTTGCCAGCGCATGAAGCCACTGCCGATGCAAAGACTCCGATTCTTAGCCAAGGCGCACCGGTATGGATAAATGTAAATGATGTGCAATATTTTCAGCATTTGAAGCCGGGCTCGGTGCCCACCTTGCGAATTGAATATTTGTGCGGGCTGTTGGTCCATAAACAATGGGCTTGCTTTGACCATAGCGGGCTAGCGCGCAGCAAGGCCGAGCATTGGTGGCGCAAGGCTGGCGGCGATAAGATTCCTAGATCGACTGCCGAAGCTTTGGCGCGTGCCCATGAGCTTAACAAACCGGCGCAAATACAAATTAGGCCGGATGGCAAATACTTTGTGGTAGTAGGCTGGAAATTTAATGCGGCGGAAGCCGCGAAAATGATTGCTTAAAGCTCCCGGCTTTCTGTAATGGCGTGCGCGCCTGCGCCGGGGACAGCGACTTCGCGAGTCGTTTCCCCTTCCCCTCCGTTGGGGATTACCCGCGTGCAAGGCTGGTTTAATTCGGAGGGACTTAATGGCTACCAAGAAACCTTGGCTGAACAAAAATACCAATCTTCTCAACTTTGCAGTTCAAATAGCCGCAACCGGCCAAGCGGTTTTCCCATGCCATCCCGGAACCAAAGCGCCGCTTACGCCGCATGGCTTCAAGGACGCGTCTTTGAATGCCGACCAGATAAGCGAATGGTGGGGCAGATATCCGAACGCTTGGATCGCATCGCCTACCGGCAATGAAAGCCATCGGCTGGTCATCGATTTGGATCGCAAGCCGGGCCAAGCTGACGGTGTGATCGAATGGCCCAAGTTTTTATCCGATAATGGTATTGACGAAATTGAAACTAAAACCATTCAAACGCCTTCAGGTGGCAGGCATCTGGTCTTTAATTGCGATGAGGATTTAGGCTCGCTGCCGCTGAACAAGCTATGGCCCGGCATCGAGGTCAAGTCCAATGGTGGTTATGTAATTGTACCACCATCTCCCGGTTATAGCGTTTTGAGCGATGTCGAGCCGATCGAGGCTCCGCAATGGCTGGTCAATCGGATTGGCGAATTGAAGCGTAGCAATGGCCACTTTCATGGCGACGATGACGGCACCGCTTCGATCGAAGAGCTTAAGCTCGCCATGGATGTGATCCCAAACGACGATCTAGTTTGGGATGATTGGAATAGGGTCGCAATGGCATTGTGGCGGGCTTCGACCGGCTCGGCTGAAGCGTTCAAGTTGTTCGATGAATGGTCCAAGAAATCATCAAAATACAACACCCGCATCTGCCGCGATCGCTGGCGAGTGATTGGCAGGTCGCGCCCCACCGAGCTTGGCGCAGGCACGCTGTTCTATTTGGCCCAAGAGGCCGACCCGTTCTGGCGCGAAGCAGGCCGCAATGCCGAGCACGAAGAGCAGGCCGCCAAGCTGGTCGAAGGCTTGCTGCGTGGCCGAAACAAAGGCGAAAAGTCGTCGCATGAATTTCAGGAATTCCCCGACCGGCTGTTGCAAGTCCCAGGTGTGGTAAGCGAAATAGCCGACTGGGTATTGTCCTGCTCGCGCAGGCCGCAGCCATTGCTGGCCTTGGCAGTGGGGCTGTGTGTGGTCGGCACCTGCATTGGCCGCAAGGTTGCGGGGCCAACTCATTCCGGCACCCATTTGTATATGACGTTTGTTTCGCCTACTGGCTCCGGCAAGCAATTGGCAGTCGATGCCATAGCCGAAATTTTCAGTGCGTGCGGGCCACCGATCAAGGCGTGCTGCGGTCCCCCGGAATTTAGCTCTATTTCTGCCTTTACCCATTTTCTGGAAAAGCAACCGCTGGCGATTTGCGTCTTTGACGAAATCGGGTCGTTCCTGAAACGTATTTTGAATCGGCGTGCCAGCGGATGGGAGGCCGGGATTTCGGCTGAGCTGCGCAGGGCATGGGGTTCGTCGTTTTCCGAAATGCGAACCACTGAATGGGCGCAAATATCGTCCAAGATCATTTCGTCGCCTGCCCTGACGGTGCTCGGGGCTTCGACCCAAAAGGAATTCTACGACTCGCTGCGCGGCGAGGATGTGGGCAATGGGCTGCTGAACCGGTTTCTAATTCTGGAAACCCAGCTCACGCCGCAGCCGCAAAACCCGGATCAT